ATAGAGGGTGTTACTAACTCACAAGGTCTGTTTTAATTTTATTTACAAAAGGCATATGTTTTATACTATGCCTTATATTTAAACAATGAAACCAGTAAGAAAATCAATCCTTAAATTAAGGAAACTTAAGGATATAAGACGTAAAAATCTAGAAAAAAACTTTCTAGAAATACAAATGAAAGGTATGGATCATTATGTTTTCATAAAAGAAAATGGTAAAGCACAAGTAGTTTATGAAGAAGGTCGTTGGGTTAAAGAACATATAAGAACTGCAATACTTAAATACAATTATGAAATTGATAAAATCGACAATTTATTAATTAGAGATTTTACAGATGAAGAGCTTAATGAATACGAAAAAACTTCTTAATTGGATTAGTAGGCTTTCTTTTTTCTTTTCTCATTTCTCTAACTACTCGATCAGATTCCATTTCTATAAGTCTATTTAATAGTGAAGCCATAAAAATATCTTGATCAAATTTCTTTCTAACCATATGAGTACAATATCTTTTTATATTATCTAAATCATTACTTTGCATAATATCTCTACATTGCATTTCAATCTGAAGTTCCAACTCAGGAGGTGCTGGTTCGATATTAATGTTGAGAAATTTAGTTATTTTCATTTTACAGGAAATAATTTTTCTTCAATCATTTTTACGATTGCGTCATCTACATCATTATCAGTTTTTGCCACCATAGCTTTGAGTAATGATAAAGCTGCCTTACGCAAAGATTCTGATTTACCAAACTTGATAAACATCCCGATTAAAAATTTAGACATAATTTGTTAGTTTTTCCAAACATAGCTACATTATGAGTGTTAGACAAGAAAACTTAACTTCATGGAAGAAGAAAAAGAAAGTCCTGATTATTTTGGTCACGCAATAAGATTTATCATTCTTTGTTGGGCATTATCAGTTATGACTCTTGGATACATGGAAAAGATAAGGTTAGACACTTTTGCAGCAGGTCTCGTGGGAAACATTGCTAGTGCTTATGGTATTTCTATAAAGGGCAATAATGGCAACTCAAAAAAATCAGTTATAGTAGATAATAAGAACTCTAAAGTAGGTATTAAATGAAAAAATTACTTCCACTTTTGTTAGTTGCTGGAATACCAGTTTCTTATGCTGGAGGCATAACCCATTCAATTTCTTCTTCAGTCCAACTTGAGGCAGTTTCAGCAGGGTCGATAGCTGAGAAAGTTTCAAGTTCATACAGTATTTCAGGTAGCGGAGTGACCACGCTTGATTCTGATAGTGTTAGTTCTATTGGTGGGTTTGGAACTACCACAGATGGAGTCCCTTCGATAACTTTTCCAGATTCAGTAGCTCAGACAACACAGGGGGAAGCGTTCAGTTACGCAACCAGCTACTTAGAAGGAGATGCTACACCTTCAGCAGCAGCCACAGTTGGTGAGATTCCAAACTTTTCAAATATTACATCAACTGAATCAGCAAGTGTTGGTACAGCAGATGTTGGTTTAGATAATCATACGATTACTTTAACCCCTGGAACTGGTACAGGTGTTACGCTAACGGGTTCTTTTGTCACCGACCTCCAAATAGATTAGATGTGGAGGACACTTCCGTTTGTTTTTCTTATATCTAGCCCTATCTACGCTGT